CTGCAGTGCAACACGCGCCGCGTTGCCAACCGTCACCATCCGCTCAAAAAACGTAAACATCACCTTAAATAGCGAAAACGCGCGTTGCTGATTGACGGTTTCGTAAACGTAGGCGTCGAGTATTCCGCAAAGTGTTCCTGACATCGTGCTATCTCCTGATGAGCCGTTTTAAATCTTCGGGTTGAGCTACAACCACACGTTGATCTGTTGCTGTACCCATTACTTTATGCAATTTTTTAAGTTTCTCTAGACGATGTGTAAATTTTTCACGTCCAGTTGTCACCTCTCCCCGCATCTTCGAAATTATGTCGCACACGTCAGTAATATCGGCGAATTCTCTCCCATCAGACAATTTGTCAAACTCCGCTGCAAATTTCTCAAGCGCGTCAAGTGCTCCATTTGCATAAGCAATTAGTTGTGCATGCTGTGTAATCGCTGCACTGATTTGCGGTTTCACCTGTTTCAAAATTTCAGACTGTTGCGGCATATTTCCCCTTTTATTATACTGGAATCGCATCTCGGAGGCTAGAGAGCGTATCTCGAATCGCTTCTATAGGCGCAATCGCTGCACCCGGATCCTCTCCCAAACCCCCTTCGAACGATGGAATTTCACTCAAACCAGCAAGTGATCCGAGTGTATTAATCACCTCAATCATTGGATTAATTGAGGCAAACAAACCTTCAATGTTACTCAACTGTGCAGTAGCTGTACGCTCACCGCAATCTATGATCGCTGCCAATCCGGGAGCAGGAACCGCACGTGCTCGCGTAATCCGCGCGAGAAGAGCGATGACCGAGTTGAGCTCTGAAATAATTGCATCGAGCATGAGAATCAGCACGTCGAGTAATCCCACAATCATCAACGGCACCGATAGTTGTGGTAGTAGCGCTAGCAGATTTTCAATTTTCTCTGTAAGAGCGGGAATACATTCGGCGATAGCGGTCGGATCGGGAGGCGGACCAAGCGAATCAGGAATCGCTTTCACACAGTCGAAAAGTGCCGATACCGTCCCGATAATGTCGAAAATAGGCTGTAGGGGGGCAAGCGCCGAATTAGCTTGTCCGAGCATCGACCGCACGAGTTGCAGCGCACTCGGTGGGAATCCTTCGGTTACAGAACAAACGGTCGCGCCTCCCGGAAAGGTTACGCACAGGTCGAACTGTCCCGACGGTATTGCATCGCAAAGGGTATCGAGTGCGGGTAAGCCCATTAGATCGGATCTCCTGTGTCGCGCACCACACGCCCGTTTATCAGCACCTGTAAACCTTTGATGTTCACGACACCGATACTCTCAATTAGTACCGCAGTTGTGCCCATGATGCGAATTCCATTATTGACACCATCGATTTCGATAATGTCTTCGCTACCGGATGGTGAGCTCTTATCACGTATCGTCAAGCGTTCATGACCTGCATTGTCATCGATGATGATTTCAAAGCGGTCAGTTTCAATCGCGCGTACATTTGGCACTTCGTCGGTTCCATATGTGGTCCCGTCTTCTGCAGTGAGTGCGGATGTTGGTAGCTCGGGATTACCGTCCGGACGTCCCCACGGTCCCGCTAAATAACGAGGATGATCGACGTCGCCTAGTTTGAAAAAGACTGCTACTTCCGCGCCGACCGCCGGTACAAAAAACATTCCACGTGCCGCGCTGCCGGCTCCCGGCATACCCATCGGTAAAGCCCACACACCCGGTGACTCAATAAGTCCCGGCACGCGCACGCGCACGCGCCCGACCTTTAACGGATCATCCCGTTGTGTCACAACACCGTCGTAGACCGATAAAAACTGTGGGTCTGGGCTATCATCGTACATAATCTTCCCCCTTCGGTTTTCGCCTACCCTTGGTGTCTTTGTACCTCTTTACAGTTTTCCCGGTTTCCGGATCAATCTCTTCAACTACGGCGAGCTTGTCAGGATCGTTATCTTTCTTTTCGTTTTTATCTTCGGTGGCGCGTTTACCTTTCGTCGCCGGTCCGACTTGTATACTAGACAAACCACTCGCAAGCTTACTCGTGGTTGAGTGTCCGCCGCTCCCATCTGACACTGATTCCATTCGAACAGTATAACCACTCCCGGCAATTGTATGCGTCGCTTTTCGAATGTAGTAGCGCTGACTCAAGCGCTTCCCGACATTCTGCAGTTCAAAGACTGTCTTTGCAAGAATCGTCGGATCACCATGTACGGTTATTGCGAGTTTAACGGCGACTTGCTGCCCTTTGCGGAACTTACCCGCCGCTTCTCGCTTCGCTGCAGCGTCGCTTTCTTCAGATGTTGGTTGTGTGTCTTCGTGACCTATGTCTTTGAAGCCAAGACTAGCCCCTGTTTCCGGATCAATAACTTCAATTTTCTCACCGGTGACCCCGCGCTTTTTATCGGTGTCGTTATCTGCAGACCCTTCGGTATCTTTTCGGTTTAAAGGATCACGACCCTTACGTTTCACACGTCCCGGTAGCGCGGTAACATCGTTCACTACCTCAATGTCGACGATGTTCGAACCTGACGATCCGATATTGTAGTACACGTAAGTGCGCACCGCTTGTTGCGCTATGTCACGTTCATGGAAATGGAAACCATCAAAATCGATGTACCATAGAAAAGATTCTTTGTGCGCAAGCCGTCGAATGAATTGCGCATCAGTTAGCCGACTTTGTGAGATAGTCTCGTACACAATTTCAGTGTCTTGGATATGTAAGACGTCGTCGTCTATATATCCGAGTTCTCCCGCGATGGTACGCACGACATCCGATCGTTTTACGTTCTCGAACACCCGACTTTTTACAATACGATTTGCAATAACCTCTAACCCATGCGCTTCGATGTTCAGCGTAAGAAAACCTTTCACCGAACGAATTTGCACAGTGCGAATTGGTGCCATCGCACCCGGATAACCCCACGATACTTCGAGCTTGTTACCCTTCTTCCAAACCGGTTCATCGAAGTTTGCTAGGTCCGTGTTGTCCACAGAAAGCGTAAGTTTGTCAGCCGCATTCTCGTTGTCTTCGTACTCGAAGCTAAGTACTTTGCCGGTTAGATCAATACTCGCGTCGCCGCCCTCACTCGGCTTAACGCGGACAAAGAATAGCGGCTCGTGAGTTTCATAGCTCATGCAACGTCACTTTCCCGGCGCCGTTCTTCGTTGAAAATGCGCTCGTTAACGGTGCGGATAGATGGAATAACCAGCACGGATCCCGCCGCAAGTTGAATCGTGGGATCGTGGATCGGCTGTGGTTGAAAGTCGGCAATCACCCACCATAACCCCGCCGGTCGTGGAAGTCCGCGAAAGTATTTTCCCGCTAGTGAGTAAAGTGTGTCCCCAGCTTGCACAACAACTTTGCGGTTATCGGATAGCTCGGTGTACCCAAAAATGACACGATCTGTCAGGAACTGCACATCGTTTGTATCAGTTTCGCCAGTCGTGAACGTGTGCCGTGAATATCGTCGTGGAGGCATTTAGACCCCCTCTTCTATATCGACGTCGACGCCGAATCGTAAAACGTTATCTTCCGCCACTTCATCGAAATGGAGGCGCACGTCGCGAATCTCTTCGAGTGCGACACGTGCAGTGAAGGATACCGACTTACCCTTACTGTTAAATCGTGAATGCGTAATTTGCACGGATGTCATGACGCAGGTAATCGAGAGCATTTGTGGCCACAACAGAAGCAACCGCGGTGCCCCGCCGCCAACGATATCGCCTCCGATATCTCGTGGATATGCCCACGAGAGAATTTGCCGCCGCGCAAAATGAATCTTTGTGAGCTCATCTTCAGTCAGTGCGCGAAAGAATAGCTCAAGATCGATTTTGAAATTCGCTGTATTGACGAATTGCAACGGTTCGTGTGATTGCCCCGGGACCGTTTGACGTGACCAGTTGACCTCGATTTGCTCCATCAATTGAGTCGGATTAAACTGCACCTCGAGTTCATCATTACTGACGAGGTTGACTATCGTAAGTTTAGGTGGTGTGGCATAGACTTCTTTCATACTGCCTCTTCACCTACCGGAACACCTTGTCGCGCGAGCTTCGAGCGTTTAGCGGACGCAACCGCTTCGCCTACGCGCGCACCATCAATGTTTAGTGCAACAACTGTCGGACGTTTTTCAATAGCTTCAGCAAGTTTATTAATAGCATCTTGGCTTGAAGCACCACCTGCAGCCTGTGTCGCCAATAAACTAGCGGCAAATAATTGACCACTTCGTGTCTGCTCAAGTGCTAGGTTTTGCGGAGCACCCGCCGGTTTTAGATGTGCCGGGCTAACCGCTTGCGCTTTTCCGGGAGGTGGGCGAAATCCGCGAAAGTTCTGTGTAGGTACATTTGATTCACCTAAGTTTAACCATGACCCGAGTGCGGAACCGATGAACTTCGAAACGATGCTCCACAGTTCTTTGAACGCTTTGATAATTGGTTGCAACGCATCACAGATCACGTCGAATCCGGTTTTAAGTCCTAAAAACCAGTTTAAAGCCTTACCAACCCACTCACCAATAATCTGGAAGCCGGTAACCCACTCATCCGCAAACCACTTCACCGCAGGTCCGATTGATTCCCATATAAAACCGGCAACAAGTTTCAAACCGTCCCATATCCACCGCACCGCGCTAGCCACCTTTGCCGCGATAACCACAGCGATGGCACTCAACCGTACAAAAAATGCAATAACAGATACAATTCCTGAGACTATTCCACCGAGAATTGCGCCAAGTGTCGCGCCGAACCCCGCAAATATCGAAGAAGATGTATTAGCTGTGCTTAGGAAGTTTAACCCGAGTTCAGATAGTGCGTCACCTAGTGCGGAAAATGCATCGCTCAACTGTTTAAACGCAGGTTCGAAAAACTTTATAGCCGCTTTAAAGCCGACCATAATTCCACCGAAAAAGCGTTTAACACGGTAGAAAATCTGAAAGAATCGGATGGCGAAAGTGCGCACACCTTTGTTCTCTGCTTTGCCTAGCTCTTTGCTGACTTCTTCAGAAAAACCACCTTTCGACACGAGATCGGTTAAACCCTTCCAAAACAGTTTAATCTTATTAATCGCGCTATTAAACGTATCGCCGAGTCCGCCGATATTATTACGTATTAACCACACAGCAAGTGCGAACCCGGCTGCAAGACCAGCGACCACAAGTACAACGGCACCGACTGCGATTAACATGGCTTTCATAACCAGGATGAAAGTTGCAAGAAACGGAAGAAGCAACGTGATCGCCCCACCTACAGTGAGTAGGATTCCGAGTGCCGCGGTGAGCAGTGCAACGCCGACAATGATCCCGGCAATCGCCTTCTGCACCGGTTTCGGGAGTGAAGTGAAGAATCGAATAACGGCATTAAGCGCGTCCGTCAAGGCTCCTACAAACGGCTTGAACACCGCGGCGAACGGCTTACCAAACACAACCGCCATTGTTTCGAGAGTACCGCGCAACAACGTTTTTTGACCTTCGAAAGTCTCGAGAAGTTTCTCACGAAACTCCGCCGCCGCCCCGGCTGCATTTTTCATCTCCATGCGAAGATGCCTAATTGCGTCTGTATTCTTCACAATTTTACCGGTCGAGTCTTTAATTCCCTTGTTAAGTTGATTTGTGATTGCGGCATATGCGGCGATTCCGAAACGTCCAAAGAGCTTTTGTGCTTTTGCGGCACGGTCGGAATCTTTAGTGAACTTGTTGCCTAGCGCATCCCCCGTCTCTTTCACTATACTGAGAAACGGGCGAAAGGAACCGGTAACCGGATCGACTACATCAACACCTATTTTCTTAAACTTATCGGCATTCTTAGCCATGAATATCAACGCGCTCGACACCGAACTCGCCGCGACTGATGCGTCGACACCGGTGTTTTTTACAAGTCCAATTGACGGTAGCATCTCGTCGATGGATTGCTTCGCAATGACCGCGCCACGACCAACCGTACCAAGCGCTAGTTGCAGGTCAGCCGCCTGTAGCGCCGTAGCGTTCGAAATGCGCAGTAGCTTGTCAGTCGTGATCGCCGCGTCTTCTGCGTCAAGGGCGAAAACGCGTAGCGCTGACGCCGTTGTTTGTGCCGCTTGTCCGACGGATATCTGCCCGCCGGCAGCAAGGTCTAATGCAGGTACAAGCGCCTTTGTTGCTTCCGCTGCATTGAACCCCATAGTACCTAAACTGCGCAAGCCTTCAACTGCCTCTGTCGGTGAGAATTGCGTCGCGATACCGGCATTGATTGCCGATTTCTCTAAAACTTGCATGTCTTTCGCGGTCGCCCGCGTAATTGCTCCGACAGCCGCTAACGATTGTTCGAACGCCCCGGCTTGATTCGCGAGGTTTATTGCGCCGCCAAGCGTACCGAGCGCCACAGAAGTTGTCAACGCCCCGGCAGTTAGCGCAACAAATCCGGCGCCGACCGTCTTCGCTAGTTTCTTCGATCCTTTATCCATCAAGCCAAACTGACGACGGATATTACCCATCGTGTGGGAAACAAAATCCCGCCCGTAAAAGTCGAAGCCGAGTCCGAGTCTGTTTAGTGCCATTGTATTATATTACCGCACTTTCGCAGATCGTGCGATAGCAGCCGCCTCTTGTCTACGTCTAGATCTCAATGTATCAGAATACCATTCAATTTCTGACAAATCCATACTATAGACATCGGTACGCGATAGCTGCAGACCGGATCCACCGTGTTGTGTGTAAATTAAATCAAACACGATTTGATGCGCAGTATCAGAATCGATGAATGGAAAAAACCCGCCTAGAATACCGTACGGGTCGTCCCCTATCTCTGCGTCGTATTCGAAGAGTCCTTCCGGCGACGCACGGGCAAGAAGAACTCCCGCCCAAAAGGGAGCTCAACCGGAAATACCTGTCCGCACTCTTGGCACTCAACCTCGATCTCCGTTTCTACCCCACCGTCGTGTTCATCAAAAGCCGCAAGTAAATCGCGGTGAGCAGAAAGATCGAGATCGGATAGCCACTTCTTTTTGTCTTTGCGCTCGACACCCTCTACCGCGAGAATTCGCAGATTCAGCAATTCAAGAATTTGTTGATTCATACCGCGCAAAAACTTCGTTCCACGGCGTTCATCATCGCCAGTCGTCAGACGAAATTCAATTGTTTTACCGTCAACACTTGCCGTGAACGTCTCATTATTGCGCAGTTTAACAAGGCTTTCTTCCGGAATCTGTTTCACGGGAAGATCGTCTAGGTTTATGTCCCACATGAACGCCGCACCACATGCATCATTTGTACACGAGGTTCGAAAGCTATACGATTCGTTTGGATACGTCGCTTGTCGAATCTGCAGAAGTGTATAAAACCTATCGGCAACAAGTACCTTGCTCCAATTTGGTTTATTCGGATCAACGAAGTCATACGGTCCGATGTCTTCTGTCCCGAGCCAGCATGCGCGAAGCAAGTTATCGAAGAGGTCGCCGGACCGTGCCGCCTTCCTATCGCCGAGAACGTTTAACTCACTACCCTTTAAACCGCGCACACGTCCGGTTAGTCCTGACGGGCATGTAATTAGCTTTTCCATGAAACTTCCCTCCGACGGCTAAACGTCGCCTGTAAATAGTGTCTATTGTTCGAGATCGAACGTGTCGAATGTAAGCGTAACCGACTCGATCACGTTTTCATCCGCATTGTTGTCCCAATCACCCGCGATAAACTTGACTGGCCACGCATTTTCGACGCGCCAACGGCGAATCGTGGAACCGTCACGATCTTGCTGCACGATGTCGAGATTTCGCTTGTACTCTGGATCGAGTAGTCCGGAATTCGCGGCAGCGTCAATCACGGATTTGAACCAGTCCCACATATCGCGGTCAGTTGTCGCACCACGCTCTAGCGTGATGTCGGTAAATGTCGCGCGTCCCGGCGACTTGTCGGGTATCACTGCCCCACCCTCGAAGTGCTCCACTTTCGCCACTTCCGCCGACAGCTCGGAACATGTGGTGAAACCAGCGCTCGCGATGTCGTCTATCTCAACGATAAACTTGAATTTCTTTTGAAAAGTTCTCGGTGTGCCTATAACAGCCATGGATCAACCTCCGTTAGGTGCTCGCGAGCTCTTCGTCTATAGCTCGAGTATCTTGAGAGAATGACAAAACAATGTATTCGGCAGGCTTTTGAGTCGCCAAACCGATCCGCGCGTTAAGCTTCCCGGCGAATATTTCCGACGGTGGATTCAGCGCTTCCGACACATCAACGTAGAAAGCCGTGGACGGATTCTTCGTACGGAACGCTCCGACTTTCATTTGTGTCAGAAGAAACGCTTTGATGGTTCGGGCAACGCTTGCGCGCAGAGCTTCGTCGTTATTCTTGTTACGCGCATACTCGAGTCCCGCTTTTATCGATTGCTCGATGTAGATGACTCCACGTCGTTCCGCGATCGTCGGGAAGTTTCCGCCACCCTTCAAGGTGCGCACACCATCGATCATGATAGGTTGACCCGATGGTTTTGAAATCGGGTTGATGCGCTTCGGGTATACGAGATCTCGTCGCGCTTCTTCGAGTACTTCGTCGGTCTCGAGACCGATCGCGCCGCTGATTTTACCCTTTTCGTTGCTTGGAGGGTCATAGACACCGCCAACCCGAGCGCCGTCCGTGCGCGCGTAAATACCGGCGATATGCCCACTCGGTGGAACCGTAATCGAAGCATCGCTACCGAACACCGAAGTGTTAGGATTCAACACTTTGATTTGTGGCCAATAAATCGCGCCAAACTCCGACAGGTTCATAAGACCTGCAGTCGTTTCGACGTACGTGATGATTGCAGACGTATCGAGTCCCGCGGGAGGATCGAGCACTGCAAACATGCTCATGTCTTTCGTGGTCTCACAATACGTGATCATTGCCGCGTGTACGGCTGCCGTTGGTCGGTCAGGAATGAATAGGATGCGCAAATCGCGCACTGTATCAAAAGAGTACATGCCGGTCTTACCGGTCGAACTTCCGATGAAATCGTTGTCGTCAATACTCGTCAAACCGTCATCCCCGCCGGTCAGCGGTCCGTATGCAACAGGAGTTGCCCCCGGGCTATTCGCCGGTCGCGCCGCGTCTGCGTCTGTTGGATCTACATCGAGGTCAGTGACCGCAATGTAGGTGCTTCCATTGTCGGAATCATTGATGATCGTTTCGACGTAATTGTCGTCGTCCGGATCCATTGTGAGATTCGGCCATCGCTCCACAATGACGCCGCCGCTCAGGACCACGAGGTTAAATCGTTCGGAATCACCGGATGTTGCAGCCGTAATGAGGATTGTCAGGCTGTTTCCGTAGGTCCCGTCGTATTTTCCGTCGACGGTCAAAGTGGCTTCTGCCGCACCGCTTCCGCCGGTGTGCACCGCATTATCGACGCCGATCTTGGTATCTGCAGTCGAGGTTGCTTCAACCTGGATTGTGCTTGTAACACCCGCCGGATTCCCGTTAGCGGTAAATTTTGCCTTGCCGCTGACACTCGAAACGACGATGTTTGCGACATCCACTTCAACAACTGTTTTGAGTTCGGCAACAGTCACAAGGCTGATGTCGCCCACGTCGCCGGTTCCCTGCACTTCGCTGGTAGAAAAACCGAGAGCAGTGTTTGCGGTGCCGCCCGTGATCTCGACGTAGGAATCGGTACCTTGCACATCGCTATTGATGCGCGGATCACCCGCATTGAGATCGGCGTAGCCACCGCTCATCTTTGCGTTAATGACCGCGATCACTTCCGCACCCGTCGCCGCCGCTATATTGGCGAATTCGGAAGTTAGGAAAGTGATAGTCTGTTCCGATCCTTGATCGATTTTGACAAGTAGCGTTTGCCCGTCGGAAAGCGCATAGGTCGGAGAGTTAGACGCTGTCACCGCTGCCCGTGCCGCGTCGATGGTAGCCGTATCGGTCGCACCGCCATCGATGGAAAAGTCGAGAGTATCACCGGGAGAGAGCTCGAACGGTTCCGTCAATGTGCCGGTTACCGAACCCGCAGTAGCGACCGCAGTCGCGGTATCGAGGTCAAGGGTGGCTGCGACGCTGGTCTTTGTCGCCGGTGTTGCGACGTCCGTATAATGCACAGTGCGTGTGAACCACAACACCTGTCCACCGTTCTCGAAGAAACCGCGTACGGCTTGACATGCGTACCCGTCAGCGATGTCGCCTCCAAATACTTTCTGCCATTGTGCAAACGACGTGCAGAGAGTTGGTGTCCCTAAAGGTCCCTTTTCAGCGATACCAACGCACGCCGCGGTCGCGGTCGCCACACCGGATATTGTACGGCTACTCGGCTCAGTCTCCTGTACAACTAATTTTGACGCAAGTAGTTCGGCTGTCATTTATCATTCTCCTCGGTTACTATGGGTTGCTCGGTCTGTGCCGTAACAACACGAGTGCGCCGCGGGCGCGTAGAGTTAGATTCTGATTTCTGTGGTGTTTCATCCACCTTTGTCCGCAATACTGTAAGCTTACCTTGTTTTGCAAGTAAGCGCACTTGCGTGCAACCAATAATTGTAAGTTCCAGATCTTCAACGGTTCCATGAGCCGGAATGGTCATCGATCCCGGAATCTGCAACCGCTTCGGTCGTTGTCGTCGAGTACCATCCCGCGACTCATCGACAAAATTCCGCGTC